GCCGGTTCAATCCCCGCCGATAAATTAAACCTCGGTAACGGTGTAGAGGAGAGCGGCGGCAACTTGATCGTATCTCTTGACGGCACGACTCTTGCGCTTGGCGTTGGCGGGCTTTCTGTCGCTGGTGGCGGTATCGGAAGCACTCAACTCGCTTCGGATTCAGTCGTATCGGCAAAAATCGCCGACGGGGCTATTGACAGCGCTGCATACATTGCGGACTCATTGATCACCAATGCAAAATTGGCCGGCTCAATCGCAAATGCAAAACTCGCAAATTCTAGTGTATCTTTTGGTGGCGTAACTCTTGCACTCGGTGCCAGCGATGCAACTCCAGCATTTGACTTGACTGATGCGACAAATTACCCGACGTCTAGCCTGACAGGCACGATCACAAATGCACAATTGGCCGGCTCGATTGCAAATGCAAAATTGGCAAACTCCAGCGTTTCATTTGGTGGCGTGTCTTTGGCACTCGGTTCCAGCGACTCAACCCCCGCTTTTGATTTGGCTGATGCGACCAATTATCCAACTTCTGCACTTGTTGGAACGATCAGCAGTTCACAACTTGCCGCAGATTGTGTTACAAATGCCAAAATTGCAGACGATGCAATTAAGACCGAGAATCTTGATTTTGCTGGATTCTTTCAAGGCTTCGACGCAAACGGATCAACACTTGCTTTTGAGATGGCTGGACCGATCGATCTTGAGTTCAAGCAATTCTTTACTGTTACCGTGAACGGTTTGATCATGGAATACAAAGACAGTCCAGACGCTCAAGACAATTACAAAATTGACAACGGCGGAAGTGGCGGCGCTGGACGTATCGTATTTGGTGCAAACCTTGCCAACGGTGATCGAGTAACAATCCGCGGATTCATCAATAACTAATCCCCTCAGCACTCATCAACCCTTGAGATCCTCTGTATCACCTGCGGAGGATCTCTTTTTATGTGCTCTCTGAATAAATCACAACAACCTTAGTCCCAGTCTCAGGAGCAAGCGCAAAAGTAACACCGCGCCGATCTCCATCCTCTGTATAGTCATCCGAGCCGCCTTGTATCTGTAGCACCCCATTGTAATACACTTGGATCGTATCCTCTACAAACTGGCTTGACGTGCTAAAGTTGATATTTGAGCCTGTCACCTGACTGGATAGATTCTCAATCTTGAGTGTTGCAGAACCTCCGCCGCCGTTGTCAGTCGTCCCACCGTTTCCGTTTATGATGTGTACAATAGCCATTATCGATCTCCTTGATATGTGATCTCACAGAAATCAATATCACACGATCCGGTATTCAGTTTTACAAATGCATACAGATCCCCGGCCTCAGCGACTTTCACAAAACTATTGAGCGCAAATATTGCGGTTCCTTTTGTCGCTGTTGTGATGCCTGTGAATATGTCGCTCTGTGTATCAGTAATGATCATTTGATCGCCGGCTGTATCTCTGCACAATCTCAGCGTGATATTTGCGGCTGCATTGATGCTAGACAGTTGCAGAGTAATCAGAGACATATACCCCTCGAAACTTTGCGACGGCGGAAACATCTCCATATCAATATCGATTCTCTTCGCGAGATCAAAACTGGACCCGACACCAGTGACGGCCGTGCGACTGGTAACTCTGTTAATGGCTTTCATGTTCATGATAGTAATTCCTTGAGGCTAGCGATCGCCCCTCTCAATTTCACATACATAATAAATTTTGGAGTAGGTGGGGCCATGCATCGAAGGATCTTGATACAATCCTCACAATCTGACAGCGCCGTGTGTGCCTTCCTGCGCTTCCAACCTAGAAAGAGGCATATGTTATCCAATGACATGCTAGCACAGCCATACGGGGCAAGATTGACCCTGCAAACGTCTCTTGTGTCTATGTATGGTACTGGGAAAGTAAACTCCTGAAAAAACTCGTCAGCAAACGCTTTGAGAAACCTAATATCAAAATTCACATTGTGACCCACCAGGATACCGTCGAGGTGTGCAAGAAATAAATGTTTGATGATTGTTGCAGCGTGTTCACCTTCGATCGCATTCTTCCACCTGTACGGGCTGTAACCATTGATCCGCAACGCCTCTGCGTCTGCCTGATCGATGTTGCGCGGCTTGATCTTAATCTCAATGCGCTCTGTGATTATCCCGTCAATCATCACGATAGCACCCAACGAGAGCAACTCGTGCCGTTTGGGATCAAGTCCCGTTGTCTCTGTATCGATTACAATGTATTTCATTTAGTCTCCCGTTGTTGTTGTTGAAACGATGATAACACGGCCCGCACTGTAGGCTCCTGCATTACAATTCGAAATATAAATAGGTTTGGCGGCTCCCCTGTTAGTTCATGGAAATACTCTGCCATGATCGCAATCTTTGGGAGTGGGATTGTTGTACGGTCGTTGCACCAGTTCGAAACCGTGCTCTCCCTGAATCCAATATCCTCACAGAAGGCGCGCCGATTCTTAAAATGATCGTGTATGTATTGATTGAGTATTGACCCCATAGACATCGCCTGTCCTCCGTTGTGTGTGAGTGTAACCAAAATATAACGATTCCGCACAGTAAACGATTGTATCTACTGCATAAAAAGCGAAGATCACAAACTGATCACAAACAGACCACAAATGCCCCACAAACAGACCACAAATTTCGATTACTAAACCCCTGTAATCATTGCACTTATTTTTTTTAGCCCACAAATCGACCACAAATAGACCACAAACAGCGCACAGATTGCCCACAAACACAGAGAAAAAGTGCAATGAAATCAAGGGGATACGACGACATAACAATAATAATTAAAATTACAATTAATAAATACAGCAGTTAGACAGATAGAAAAAAAGTGAGATGCTCCAAATTATATAGAAGGAACAAAAAAGATCAAATGGGGATCTTTCGTCTACGTTGTCGATTTTGACGGTGCTTTCTAACTGTCTAACTGTCTACAGTTATATTTAATTTAGTTCTTTTTTATACATATGTTTGTATTATTGATTCGTATTTGTTATTGTATATATGTACACAACAACAACGGAGCAAACAATGCTAGTACCAACAAACGCAAAGACAGGCAACGCATACAGCGGCGGAAACATCTTTGAACTTTTACAAACTGGATACACCGATCAAGTATGGGCGACTTACAGACAATGGCAAGAGTTAGGCCTTCAAGTTCAAAAGGGAGAGAAAGGAACACGCTTGATCAAAATGGTTTCAGTTATCAACAAGAAGGCAAAAGACGACGAAGCCAAAAAGAAAAGCGTGCCTCGTGGATTTACAGTTTTCAACATCGCACAAGTTGAAAAGATCGTTACAGAGTCTGACTTGATGGAAGCAGAGACAGCAGAAGATTTCACAGGCTTATCATTGCAGCAACTTGATCAGATGTGTGAACGAGCAGCCAAATAAACAATCAACAGGGGGAGCAATCCCCCGCTACAACAACAACGGAGCATATCATGCATTTAATCCCAACAATCAATCCACACTGGCGAGCAATCCCCTTCAATAGATTTCTCGGCATGTTCAACAGCATCCCACAGAATCAAGATACAGCATTCAAGGCTGAGCGCTGGTATGTTATGAGTCAGTGCGAGCAGCAGATTTTTTCAGTCGTGATCTATTTCTGTCAGTTCGATAAATGTATGCAGTACAATGCGGTGCTGGTGCAATAGTGGATCTATATATCAAAATGCCGATCAGTCTCTTGGATGAAGATCCAGAGGCTGTTTGGCATTACTCACAACTGTACCTAATGATACTACGGCGGCAAAAAATCAACTTGACACAATACGCCAAAGATCACAAACTGAAATACAACACGGCCCGGCGTCTTTTGAGGCTGGCAAAACAACAACGGAGCAAACAATGAGCAATCAAGAACTCAATGCAATCATTGAAAAATACAACCTACAAGACAGGCACGATCTCAAATGGCAAGTCGGCGACCGTGTGCAATTCACACAAGAAGAATACACATGGGGATCGGGCGATGAAAAAAAACAAGATGCTTGGATCGGAGACACTGCAACAATTGTGTCTTTGTATGATCAGCACTTTTGCGAACAGGATGATTTTATGATGTGGTTTGACGTAGAAATCGATCAAGCATGTCTTGACGATGATCGAGATCGTTGGTGCCGCTTCTGTGTTGCTACACGTCACAATGCAATCAATCTTGATCGTTTACATTGGATCATGAATCCAGCCTACACAGGCAAGCCGATCAGCATTGATTGGGCAGCACTTGCAAGCAGACTCAAGATCACCGTTGCAGGACTGAATCAATCTTGGAACAATGGAGGCATATCTGTATTTGATGGACTCGATGCAATATGTAATCATTATCGTGAATGGGAGCCTGATACACCCGCCGCCGATGTACTCAAAGAAGAGATCAAAGAGGGATCAGTGATCTATACTCAACATTTATTTTTCATGTGGTTATAATCCACACAACAACAACGGAGCAAACAATGAGCAATGAGAAAAAATCAGAATGGCAAAAATGGCAGGAGCAGAATATCCGCACCGGCAAAGATCAGGTGATATTTAGATTTCTGTCGAACCTGTCAGACCATCACGGCAAGAATACTTTTTGGCTGCGGTCTCAATATCCACTGTACAAGCGTAAGTTTTTTAACATCCCGAAAGACTACTTAACCAAAGCATTCTTTGATTATCTTATGAATACGATGCCCTCATGGCTGCCAACCTTGCCACAAGTCGCGGAGAAGATTTACGACCGTGACGATTTTGTCGGACACTGGCACACAATCAAATTGGATTCTCACTATTGCCAAGATTGCAGAACAGACAAAGACGGCAAGGAGGGCGGCTTTCGTCATATCTTTTATTATGGATACATACCCAGCCGGAACAAACTCGCCGAATATAGATGCGTTGCAAATTGTGATTGTGAACTTGCAAAGAAAAACACCCGCGCCCCGTTGCATGACACTCTTAACTGGTTGCGCAATATTGACTCCGCAGCCGAGATCCATGTCTCGTACTGGTGCGAAGAGACACAAAGACACGTCGACCCAAAAGAAGAGGCGTCGATCACGTGGCAGAAAAAGATCGAGCGCGGGATCTTTAGATATGGCGACGCTACACAAGGCGAGGATCCTTCTGCTCTGTATGCCTGCTGGGACCATCCTTCTTGGAGTAGTGGTGTCGGTGAATGGCAATGCAAAGCGCACGGGCTAGAGATGCCGCCAGAGGTTCGAGAGCGATACGAGCAACGCCCACGATTGGACAAGCGCAAGAAGTTTTCGAACGCCGTTACGCTTCGCCGCACAATCGGCAAAGATCCAAACGCACCACTATCCGCGCCGATGTCATTGGCTGAGGTCATGGGAGCGGGGAAAAGATGACTGTAAAAATTGGATCTTGCTTCTCAGGGATCGGCGGCTGGGAGTTGGGGCTGGAGCGCGCCATACCCAACAGTCGCACAATCTGGCAAGTTGAAGAGAATGCATTTTGTCAGGGGATACTCAAAAAGCATTGGCCTGATGCAACTATATTCAATGACGTGCGCACAGTTGGAGCGCACAATCTAGAACCGATCGATCTCTTGTGTGCTGGCTTTCCGTGTCAGGATCTGAGCCTCGCCGGAAATCAAAGGGGAATACATGAAGGAAAAAAATCGAGTATTTACTGGGAATTACGCCGAATCATTAGCGAGATTCGACCCCGAATCATCTGCCTTGAGAATGTTGCAAACATCGTTCGACTGGGCGGATCCGATGTTATTGGATCACTTGCCGCAATCGGGTATGATTGCGAATGGACTGTTATCCGCAGTGGATCAGACTTTGGAGCACCGCATTACCGAGGGCGCTGGTTTTGTGTTGCCTACTCCTACAGCCTCGACAAACTACGAGCCGAAAGATGCGGGCTGCTGGAGGCGTTCTACAATGTGCCGTCATATACTGGGAGTAAAGGCCGCACAATGGGAAGGAGTGACACAGGATCAGGCTATTGGGGGAAAATTAGTCCTCCGCCCGCAGTTTGTGGAATGGATGATGGGATTTCCGGAGGGATGGACAGCGCCCATCACAACAGAATCCGAAAAGAACGATTGAGGGCGCTAGGCAATGCCATTGTGCCACAGGCCTCTGAATGGGTAGGCCGTCAAATTGTACAGAGTGGATTGATTGACGATCTGATAGATTGACGCTCTCAATATAATCCTATATAGTGAGGGGGATCGCAATGATCTCCCTTTTCTATTTGGAGCCAACATGCCAAAGCGCAAAACTAAAGAAATCAGTCAGACAGACAGAGAGAGCACGAAGAAGGCCACAACACCAGAGCAGGACGCAAACACGCTCACAATCGAACTGTCGCCCGTACAGATACAACAAATCAATGTACTCGCGCAGATTGCACACGGAGAAGATCCGGCTGTGTATTGTCGCAAGATTATTTTGCAACATGTCGCCGATCGTCTCTATTTGGTGCGGCGATGACCAAAGAGATCAAGCATAAAAATATCTGTGTCAGTATGGATCCTGAGAGCCTGAAGCAGTTGCGCGATATTGCTGAGCACACAGGCAAATCAAAAAGCCGCATTGTGCGCGATGCCATACAAAAAGAATACAAGGAGATCAGAAAATGAATGATCATTCAGTTGGCGAGTTTGTACGGATTGACAAGTTGCATCCGCACCACAAAAATCCACGACACAACGATCACGCTGTGGACAGTATCGCGAACTCGATCAAGCGTTTCGGCTTCACAAGCCCAATCATTGCAAACAAAGACGGCACTATTCTCGCGGGTCATACACGCTGGAAATCAGCAAAGAAACTGAATCTAGATACAGTGCCTGTCGTCTATGTGGATCTCTCTCCTGTCGATGCTGAACTCTTGATGATAGCCGATAATAAACTGGGAGAAAAAGCCGACTGGAATACTGATCAACTGTCTGATCTCCTTACTGGATTGAAAGAGCAAGGGGAAGATCTAGACGTGCTCGGATTTGAGCAGCATGAACTTGACGAACTATTAGAGGATCTAGACGCTGATCCATTTGGCGACGGTGAGCCAGTAGAAGCCATCGAACCGCCGCCCGTAGAGTCTGATCTTGATTTCAGATTGTTAAAAGGCAACTGTCTCGACATGCTGAAAGAGTTACCCGATAACAGTATAGACTCGATAGTAACGGACCCCCCTTATGAACTCGGCTTTATGGGCAAGTCATGGGACTCAACAGGGATCGCGTATTCTGTCGAACTGTGGGCGGAGTGCCTGCGAGTGTTGAAGCATGGCGGGCATCTTGTCGCATTCTCAGGATCTCGCACTGTCTTTCCGATGGGCGTTGCTATTGCTGAGGCTGGCTTTGAAGTTCGAGATATGATCAGTTGGATATATACGAGCGGATTTCCTAAAAGTTTGGATATATCAAAGGCGATAGATTCAAAGTTAGGAGTATCTGATCAGCGTGAAGAAATCGGCAAGCACCCAAGACCAGCAAAGCCAGCAAAGGGAACTTTTAACGCCTCATTTGAAGAATGTATTTTAACAGCACCAGCAAGCCCACAAGCGCAACAATATCAAGGATGGGGCACAGCACTCAAGCCCGCACAAGAGCCCGCAGTACTTGCAAGAAAGCCGATCGATTCTGACTGCTCAAGTATTGCCGAGAATGTCTTGAAATGGGGTACAGGGGCGATCAATATAGATGCTGGTCGTTTTGCTTATGGGGACGATTGCAACTTTGGCAACACTGACGAACTGGATCACGAGATCGGGCGATGGCCAGCAAACGTTTATCAATGCAAGAAGCCAGCACGATCCGAGAAAGAGCAAGGGCTTGATCATTTGACAGGCAAGACAGGCGCAGAGGCTACACAACGCAAAGAGGGATCGGACGGCTTGAACAGTCCAAGAGCCGGCGCTGGTCGTACTGCTGAGCACGTCAAGAACTTTCACCCAACAGTAAAGCCGATCAAACTTATGCGCTGGCTCTGTCGCTTGCTGACTCCACAAGGCGGGACTGTGCTTGATCCGTTTCTAGGCAGTGGCACAACGGCAGTAAGTGCGATTCTAGAAGGCTTCAATGCAGTCGGATGCGAGATGACAGAGGATTACTATCCAATCATTCAAGGGCGTGTAAACTGGGCAAAAGCGGAACGCAACAGGGAGATCATAGATGGGCAGAAAGAGCAAACTGACGGATAAAGCACGGCGGGAGATCCTACAAGTGATCTCTGTGGGCGGTTCAAAGTCGCTAGCGTGCAAACATGCTGGCATAACTTTAACGACGCTTCTTAACTGGCTGGACCGAGGCAAACGAGCAAACAAGGGACTGTATCATGATTTTGTTTGTGAATATCGACAGGCTGAGGCAAGACCGGACATAATGGCGATGGGTATTGTACATCGAGCCGTAAAAGATGGAGATGTGCGCGCTGCTCAGTGGTGGCTAGAGAAAAAAACAGGATGGGGCCAGCGTGAAGAGCCACAAGTACAGATCGCAATCACTCCTGAGAATATGAGCGTTACCCAACTGTTAGCAGAAGCAGAGCAAGTCAGTCAGAACATGGCACAGTTAGCGCCCCCGATTATTGATCTTGATGAGGAATAGGGATCGCCTATAGATTTATTTTGTGCAAAAGTGTTGAAATATGTTGACATTCGTTTTTGAATAACTTATGT